CCCCCCGCGCCGGTCCAGCCGCGCCCGGGTCCGGTGCGCCCGAGCGGCCCACGTCCGGCAATGGACCCGACCACCTTCGCCAGCCCGATGGACGCGCTGGAGTACGGCATCCAGCAGGCCACCAACGGCTGAGCAGAGCCAAGTTCTGTCCTGACAAGACCCCGCTCCGGCGGGGTTTCTTGTGTCCGTTGACGCATCCCGCAACAAGGGCAATCTGGCCCTGCGGCTGACAACCGCGCCACGCAGCAGTACGCCGGAGTCGCGCCCGGTAGGGCAGTGAGAGGCCTCGCCCCCCTCGAACGTGGATGGAAGAAAGACACCCATTCCCCTTCGAGGACACCCTCATGCCGTTCACCACCGCGCAGATTGCGCAGGGCGCGAACTACTCGCTCGAGTCCTACGCGACCAACGATCCGATCGACCAGATCAACATCGCCCACACCACCCTGGACCTGCTGGTCAGCAATAAGGAGGTGTCGTACTTCGGTAACGGCATCTACAACGAGAAGCTGTTCATCTCGAACGACAGCAACTACCAGAACTACAGCGGCGCCGACCAGGTCACCTACAACGAGCGTGACCCGAACCGCTTCGCCAAGTTCCAGTACTACAGCAACCATGAGGGCTTCTGGTTCGATGAAGACCGTCTGATCGCTGCTGGCATCACCATCGATGACTCCGGCGTGGGCGTCCCCTCCTCGTCGGAGAAGGAGCAGCTGGTCAACCTGCTGCAGTCGAGCTGGACCGCCATGAAGAACGGCCTGCAGGAAGGCCTGGCGCTGGAGACGCTGCAGAACGGTTCGCAGTCGGCCAAGGCCGTTCCGGGCTTGGACCACATCGTCTCGACCACCCCGGGCACCGGCGACATCGTCGGCGGCATCAATGCCAGCACCAGCACCTACTGGCGCAACAACGCCAGCATGGCCATCGCCTCGGGCGGCATCGTCGCAGCGCTGGACGCCATGTGGGATGCCTGCATCCGCTACGGCGGCGCCATGCCGACCGACATCCGTTGCGGCCAGGCGTTCCTCAACGCCTACAAGGCTGAGACCACCACCAAGGTCGACCGGCAGATCATCGTCAACCAGCAAGGCGGTACCGGCATGGATCCGTCGATCACCCGCGTGTTCTACAAGGGCATCGAGCTGATCTGGGATCCGACCTTCGAGCTGCTGGACGCTCGCCTGGGCGCGATCACCTACCCGTGGACCAAGCGCTGCTACCTGCTCAACCGCAACTTCATCAAGTTCCGCCCGCTGAAGGGCCACTGGATGAAGAAGCGCAAGCCGGAAAAGCTGCCGGACCGCTACGTGACCTACTACGCCCAGACCAACAAGTACGGCATGACGGCCAAGAAGCGCAACGTCCACGCCGTGCTGTCCATCGCCTGATCGGGCCTGGCCTGATCTGAGTGTCCCGGCCTCGGCCGGGCACTCATGGGAACCCCATCCGGCTACAGGAGCCATCCCCATGAAGTCCACCCCGATCACCAATACCGCGTTCAAGACCGGCAACAGCCCGTTCCTGCGCGGCGGCAGCGCCACCTTCTCCAACTTCGCCGACACCGCCGCAACGCTGCAGGGCTCGGACACCGAGACCGGCACGTACACGACCCTGGCAACTCTGGCTGCGAACGCGCAGACCGAGGTCCAGAACCTGCCGCAGTGGATCAAGTTGTCCGCTGCCGGCACCGTCTACATGGCGGCTGGCTGACCTTCCGCGGCCCCTAAATGGGGCCGCTCACCCATTCCCGAGGAGGGAACATGAGCAAGGACACCATCATCGTCCCGGTAGTGCAGGCGACGATCCAGCGCAGCGAGTACGTCACCATCTCCGACTCGTTCCCGAAGCATGAGCTGTCGATCCTGGAGCTGATCCACGGCGAGGACAACGTGGTCGTGACCGACCCGGACTACTTCGCCTTCGAGCTGCCCAACAACGCCACGCAGGAACTGCAGCGCCTCTACACCAAGTACACCGACAAGTACCGGCCGGTGGTGGATCAGGTGTTCCCGCGCGGCGCACGCGATGTCGCTTCCGAGCTGGGCATGGATGTCGGCAAGGACACCTTCAGCAAGCAGTCCGAGGCTGTGATCGAAAGCCGACTGCCGCCGCGCCCGACCGCTGCGTCCAGCCTGAGCCGTCCTGCGCCGGAAGACGACGGCGACGATCAGCCCGAGCTGACCCACGCCGAGTTGCGCGAAGAGCTGACCCGCCTGGGCATCGAACACAAGGGCAACGCGCCGAAGGCCGAACTCCAGGCGCTGTATGACGCCGCGCAGGCCGGCGCCGGCACCCTCGGCAGCTGATCGACAGCATCACGCGGTAACCCGACGGGCTGGGGAAACCCGGCCCGTCTCCACAAGAGGGCTCCCATGAGCATCACCGACGGCATCCAGTGCGCCTGCTCCAGTATCGATGGCAACGCCACGTTGGCAGAGCTGCGCAAGCGGCTGATGATCCGGCTGGGCTTCGCTGCGCAGGCGAACAACCCACCGCCGGGCATGAAGGAGCTGCTCAACGACTTCCTGCAGAGCGCGCAAGTGGCGCTGTTTCGGCGCCCCACGGGCGAGTTCCGCAACGAGCGCTGGTACTCCTGGCCGTTGGTGGCCGGTCAGCGCCTCTACGACTACCCGGACAACGACGAGAAGAACGGCCCGCAGAACTGCCCGGCCACTTTGGACCCGCGCAAGGTGACGTGGGTCGGACGGGAGCGCGATGGCGTCTGGTCCGAGATGCACCAGGGCATCAACCCGCGCGCCTACAGCACCAGCGAGCTGACCGGCCTCCCGCAGCGGTTCGAGTTCCGCAACTGCATCGAGATCTGGCCGGCTCCGGACGAGACGCTGGGCAATCTTGTCATCAAGGGCAAGTTCGACCTCAACCGGTTCACCGAGGACACGGACAAGACCACGATCGACAGCGAGATCGTGTTCCTGCTGGCGCTGGCCAATGGCAAGGCCCACTACCGGCAGGCCGACGCGCAGACCTACATCCAGCAGCTGGAGGTGATGATCGCCAACCTCGTTGCCGGGACACATTCCACTGCGCGGTACATTCCCGGGCCGCCGGCGGGGGAGGGCGTCTACGTTCCGCCGCGGCCAGAGGTGCCGTTCCCATGACTGGACGTATCGTCACGCTCAACGCGGCGAAGGGCGGCATCAACCGTCTGCGTGTGAAGGGTGGGGCGGACCCCGCCACGCTGTACGACCTCATCAACGGCTACGTGGATCAGGCTGGCGTGCTGCGCTCTCGTCCAGGAACCCAGAACACGGTGACGCTGCCGGCCGGCGCGACGAAGGGTATGTGCGCCTATGACGGCAAGCTGATCGTCTTCAGCCACACCCCGCAGACCATTCCGGCCAGCACGCCTGGCGTGGAATGCGAGGTGCTGAGGCATCCGTCGCTGCCGGAGATGCCGATCAAGGACATTCACTTCGCGGGGCCATTCTTGGGCTACCTGTACGTGGTTCCCGAATTCGACAATGGCGATGTCTTTCACTACTGGCTCCAGCGCGGCACAACCTGGGCGCCGAACAAGGTCTACTTGCCGGGCGCGATCGTGACGCCTACGAATCCCAACGGCATCGCCTACCAGCTCGACAGCGGCACCGAGCAGTTCCAGGTCTGGGTACGCAATGTGGCCCGTGCGCTGGGCGACAAGGTCGTGCCCACGGTCGACAACGGCTATTCATACACGGTCACCGACGTTTTCGGGCCGGCGCCTCGCTCTGGTGCGACTGAGCCGTCGTGGCCAGCATCCCCTGGAGCAACGGTGTTCGAAGACAGCGACGTAGCGAATCCGACCCCGATCACAGGTGAGCAGGCTGGGAGCCAGCTGCCGCCTGACGTGACCGAGCGCTACGGCAGCAGCGGCGGCAACAGTCCTTGGCGCAGCGTGAACAATCAGGAGATCCAGTAATGGCCGCTCCAGTTTGGCAGCCCGGCACCTTGTACCTGCCTGGGGATCTGGTCCAGCCGATCACCCAACCGCCGCCGAACAACCCGCAGGTGGCCAACGGCTACTTCGAGGACGGTGCGACAGGGTGGACCTTCAGCGGTGACGCAGCGCTTTCGAACACGGGGGGCTACGGCAGCGCCCGGTGCGTGGTGCTGCCGGGCAACAAGCCCGATGGCGTCGCGCTCAATAATACGCAGCTCGTCGTGCCAGTTGGCGGTCAGCTGACAGCAAACTCGATGATCCAGCAGGGAGCGTCGGTGGCCGGCGCCACGGCAGGCTGGACCGAGATTCGTTGGTATGACGCCCTCAACACGTTGCTCCAGACCGACAAGGGCAACGTGGTCGACAGTGGCTCTGGCGGCGCATGGCACCAGTCCACGGTCACCGCGACTGCACCCGCCTCGGCGGCCTATGCGCGGGCCGCTATCCACCTCACCTCGGTAGCCGACCACAACCACGAGATCTTCGGGGACAACCTTGTCGTCAGTGGTGCCAGTGCTGGCTTGCCGGAGGGCCTGGTCTACAAGGCCGTGCAGGCTGAGTCGGGCACCTCCGGCAGCAGCGAACCGGCTTGGCCGGGGATTCTCGGCCAACAGGTGATCGACAACGAGGTGATCTGGGAGGCCGTGACCACAAGTCGCGTCACTTGGACCGCTTCGCCGCGGTACGTGAGTGGCGCTACTGAGCCAGCTTGGCCGACGGATATTGGAGCGATGGTGCAGGACGGGACGATCAACTGGCGCGCCATTTCCCGCCGGGTGACGGATGAGAAGTGCCCGCAGTCCAAGGTTGTGGCCATCGTTGCGTCCAAGGTGTTCGCCGCAGACAAGGACATCGTGCGGTTCAGCGCCACGGCCAACCCGCTGGATTGGTCCACTGCCGACGACGCTGGCTATCTGCCGACGGGACTGCAGCAGGCGAACGCCAACGATATGGCGGTCCTTCAGCAGTACCGATCGAACCTTGTCGCGCTCAACGCGAGCAGCTTCCAGAACTGGCAGGTGGACCCTGACCCTGCGTCGATGGCGATCCTCGATCAGATGGATGGCATCGGCTCAATCTGGCCCAAGGCGGCGGTACCGGTTTCCAACGACCTGTTCTACCTGTCCCAGCTTGGCGTGCGCACGGTAGGCATTGCCAACGCGGCTGAGAACCTTGCCGCAGGGGACGTTGGCGCTCCGATAGATGATCTAGTCAGGGTGGCGCTGCGGGTGTCGAGCGGGAACAGTTCGAAGGTGATCGGTGCCTACTATCCAGGCGCCGGACAGTATTGGCTGGCCTTCAGCGAGTACCCGCAGGCGCCGCTGTCGCTGTCTGGCGGAATCCAAGGCGACGCGTACATGAACGAGACCGTCGACGCCCGTTACATCGCATTGGGCGGCGTGACGCCGTATCGCTTCGACATTGTGGCCGGCAGCCTGCCCACCGGCATCAGCATGGATCCCAACTCTGGCGTGCTGAGCGGAGGGTTTGCCCAGAAGGGCAACTTCGCGTGGACAGTGCGCGTGACAGATGCCCTCGGCGACTCTGTGCAGCTCAACGACCACACCTTCGTCTGCAATCTGCTATGGAACTTCACCACATGGTTTGCAGGAGGATCGTATTCATCCCCATACGGTGTTGGTCAGGTCATTTGGTCTTCCTACTGGAATCGATTCGTCTCCTGCACTGGCCCAGGTCGGAAGCTCAGTAGTGATGGGATTACATGGACTCAAGTCGCTACAGCAAACTACTTCAACTGTGCAGAGAATCCGATTACCAATGTGATGGCATTCGCAGGAGACAACGGGATCTTTTCGTCTGCAGATGGCGGGACAAGTGTCACGATGAGGTCCAGTGGGTTCCTCGATAATGCATCTCTCGGATTTGCAGGCGGTGGATTCCTGGGGATCTCCGGCCCCAATGCTGTTAGCGGAGGCGCAGACGCAGTCACATGGACCACCGGCCCTAGCTTCAACTCCCTGGTGGGTTCGAGCCCGCAATGGGCTTACATGACCCATTTAGCAAAGTATGTCTTCATCTCTGGGAATGATGGGAGAGTAGCGACTTCGTCGGCCGCCCTTGGCCCTTACGCCGCATCCACTCAGGTTCCATCTTGGGGCGGGAACAAGGCTATCGGGCTGCTGTATGTGGAGCGCCTGCAGAAGCTCTTCATCTACCGGAACGATGGAATCATCATCGAGACCGCTGACCTTTCTACGTTTACGGTTCGAATGAATGTAGGCGGGCTCTCTCTTACGAGCATGATCGATGTTCCAGAGATGGGAGCATTGATAGCCGTTGGACAAGGAACCCAGCCGAGTACACGAGTGAGCTTGGATGGCGGCGTTACCTGGACGGGTTACACAGGCCTCAACTCATATCGACTGCTTGCCTGGTCCGAGCCCCTGAAAAAGATCGTGGCCATCGGCCAGAACGTGGCCAGCTACGCAACTCCGGCATGCGAGGTGTGAGATGACGACAACGACTTGCTACGTCTACACCATGCGCGGGACGGGGAAGCAGGGGGCGTGGAGCCGTTACCTGTTCCCGTTCGCCGTTGATGCCTTTGCCCAGCTCGGCAACGATCTCTACATCCGGCACGGGGACGAGATCTGCAAGGTTTCCGAGTACGCGGTCGGCGATGAGGTCGGCGGGACGGTGATCCCGTTCGGCGGCACTGTTCAGTGGCCATGGCTCGACTTTGGGACGCCTGGGGTGACCAAGATGATGGAGGGTTTCGACATCGTGAGCCAGGGCACGCCCAGCATCAGCATCGGATACGACCAGCGTAACCTGGCGGCGTTCACCGACCCTTATACCGTTGACCCCGATACGCTGCCGGGCGGGGTGATCCCGTTCCCGCTGTCGGCCCCGACCTTCAGCCTGCGCGTCGACTTTGCGCCAGGGCAGAAGTGGGCGCTGACGCAGGCCTCGCTGAGCTTCTTCGACCTGGGCAATGGGCCATGACTGTCACCGCCTCCAGCGACGTCCTGATTGAGGATCTGGCCTATTTGGCGAGGAACATGCGCCCGGACGAGATCGCTCAGGATCTGGCCATGACTGGCGCGACTGAGTACGACCCGCAGCAGGCGATCCTGAAGATGGCCGCCGTGCACGGGCCGAAGTTCGTCCTGCTGGCCGACAACGTGCCGGTGGTGGCCGGCGGGTTCTGGCAGGTCCGGCCAGGCGTATGGGAGGGCTGGCAGTTGGGCACGATGGCTGGATGGGAGAAGCACTGGCGCGCCATCACCAAGATCACGCGTCGACTCAACGACCGAATGCTCGCCGAGCCGAATGTGCACCGCCTGCAGCTGTACGGCGTGGCCGGCCGCGACAAGACGTTCGAGTGGTACGAGCGTTCGCTGGGCTACCGCCGAGAAGCCACCCTCAGCCGCTACTGCGCCAATGGCGCTGACGCGGTCCTGTTCGCACGCACCAAGGAGACAGGCTGATGGCCGGCGGCGGCAATATCGGCAAGGGCAACTGGGCAGACCCGACCGGGCTCATCCAGAAGTCCGGCGCCAGCAAGTTCCTCGACCCGCTGGGCCTGACCAAGACGGCAAAGCAGGGCGAGTCGGCTGCGGACGTGGCCGCGCGCATGGAGATGGAGCGCCAGGAGCGGATCCGTGAGGCTCAGGGGCGCATCAACCAGGTGTTCGACAACCCGCGCCGGGCCAGGGACATCGCTGACTTCGTGTCGGCAACCCGCTCCAAGCTGATGGAGGACCTCAACCGGCAGAACACCGACGCGGCGCGGGAGCTGAAGTTCTCGCTGGCGCGCGGTGGTTTGAACGGCGGCAGCGTCGGGGTGGATCAGAACCGCAGGCTCAGCGATGAATACAACCGAGGTGCGCTGAACATAGAGAGTCGCGCGCAAGGTGCCGGAGCGCAGCTTGAGGCAGCCGATCAGGACGCACGTGCGCGCCTGATCCAGCTCGCCACGTCCGGCCTCGACACCAACACCGGTGCACAGCAAGCGGCGGCGGGACTGCGCTCCAATCTGGAGGCCGCTCGTTCTACGGCGTTCGGTGAAGATCTGGCCGACCAGTTCGGCGGCATCGGAGCGTTCGTCAAGCAGCGAAGGGACGAGGCCAACAGGCGTGAGGCGACCCGCATCTCGCAGGTCAACTTGTACGGCGGCGGCTTCGGCGGCTACGGAGGATAAGCATGGGTCAGTTCATTCCAATCGCCTTGGCTGTCGCCGGCACTGCAATGCAGCAGGCGGAAACCGACCGCGTCGCGCGCAAACAGGACCAGGCCACGGCCCAGAGTCTGCTTAACCAGTCGCGTCGTCAGCAGGAGGCTGACACCAAGGTCAACGAGCAGATCGCCAAAACCGAGGCCAGCACGTCTGCAGACGAGCGGGCGCAGGCGCTGTCGCAGTTCACCCAACAGCTGCAGCGTAGTCGCAAGCAGGCCGTGGCAGGGCTGGAGTCTCCGATCGGCGGCCAGGCATTTCAGGCTGATAGCGGCGCGGCGCGCACCGGGGCCGATTCCGCAGCCGCTCGAACGGCGGACCTGATGGCGCGCATCGAAGCGCCTCGGCTGCAGCGGCAGGATGAGGCATTCGACTATGGCCGGTTGGCAACGGACATCGACGGGCTTTCACGAGAAGCTGCTGGCCAGAGCTTCATCGACCAGTTGCGCCTGAGGAACATCCGGCGCAGGCCAGGCATGGATCTGCTGTCCGGTGGGCTGATGGCAGCCGGTGGGGCTATGGCAGGCGGCGGCGGAGCGGCAGCAGCTCCAAGCGCGATGGCGAGTTTCGGCAACAACACGGATGCCCTCTACGAGTTGCCCGGCGCACGTCCGCGCTACGGCTACGGCATCCCCCGCGGCAGCGTACTGGGGTACTGACATGGCGAACGGATACATGCGCGCAGGCGCGGCACTCGGGGATGCGCTGTTCGGCAACGGCCGGGCCGCCTACAACGACCAGATGAACACCGAGTACAAGCTGGCCTATGCGCTGGAGCAGGCGCGGCAGGCCAGGAATGCGCGCGTCCTAGGCGACCAGAATGTCGCCTCACGACAAGGGCTGACGGCCGATCTGGTCGGGCGCGCACGGGCAGGCGATGTCGATGCGCTGAATCAGCTTACTGCGTACGGTCTCACCTCGAACGACAAGGTGGATTTGGGGATGCTGGGCCAGACCCAAGAGTTTGCCATGCGCCAAGCGGCAAGGGACAAGGCTGTTCTGGGAGACCCGCTCAACCCCAATTCGGAACTCTTCGGCATCGCCAATGGCCCAGTCGAAACGACGAAGATTTCTGATGGGGTGGCGTACAGCCCCTTGGGCTCTTCATCCCAGACGGTCAACGTGACGCCTCTCGGCGAGGCCACGATCGGGCAGCGGAACGCCTCGGCTGCATCCAGCTATGCGACGGCCGCGCGCACGCGGCAGGCAATGGGATTGGACGCGGCCAAGTACGCAGATCAGCGCAGCGCCGGCACCCTCGGCGATCCGCCGCGTGGGCCCTCCAAGCCGCCGAGCGCTGCTGAGATGAAGGCACAGCAGGCCAACGCAACCAAGACCGCGCAGCTCGGCAACGTCAATCGAGGCCTGGCAAGCATCGAGGCGGCACTGGGGAATCTCGGGGGCTCGTTCGTAGACACCGGCCCGATCGATCAGTACCTGGTCCGCAACACAGAGGCCGGGCAAGAGCTGGATGCTGCCGTCGGTGCGATCCAGAACTCCATGCTGGCCTTGACCCGCGTGCCGGGTGTTGGTTCGCAGTCGGATCTTGAAGCGCGCATCGCCGCGCTGCAGTACCCGTCGCTGTCCAACGCCCCAGGCGTGAACGCGAGGACCCTGAAGCAGCTGAAGGACTTCGTGCAGGAGCTTCAGGGCATCGGCGCGGAGGCATCGGGCACCTTGGGCGATGCGCCTCCCTCGGCCGTTCCTCGTGGCCCTGGCCTTCCCGCAGCTGGTGGTCCGGCGCCGGGCACTGTGCGCAATGGTTACCGATTCCGTGGCGGCAATCCCGCCGACCGTAACGCGTGGGAGAAGATCTGATGGCCGGTCCGCTGCCGTGGGAAGAGTATCAGCA